AGCTGGCGCAGCGACCCGACGCGCCCGTCGTCATCGGTGACCACTGCCGGTGGTGTACCGCCAAGCCGATCTGCCCGCAAGTCAGCGGTGCCATCGACCGCGTGACCCACACGGCACTGGCCACGGTGGATCCCGAGGCGCTGGGCCAGGCGCTGGCGCTGGCCGAGCGGCTGGAGGACTTCATCGCTGACGCTCGCAAGCTGGCGCAGGAGCGCTTGGAGAAGGGCATGCCCGTGCCGGGTTATAAACTGGTGCCCAAGCGGGCGACCCGGCAGTGGGTGGATGACAAGGCGATGCACGTCCTGTGGCTGAACGCCGGCATCTGCCCTACCAAGTACCAAGAGATCAAATTGCGCAGTCCTGCTCAGATGGAGAAGGTCTGCAAGGAGCACGGCGTGGAGTTCCCGGCCAATCAGGTCGTGAGCGTCTCGTCTGGCAACACCCTCGCGGCGGAGAGCGATCCCCGGCCCGCGGTGGTGCTCATCGGGCAGCAACTCGTTGCGGCCCTTTCTAAACTGAAGTGAAAGGTTCAATTGTGTCCAATATCGTTGCGTTTTCCCAGGCCGGTCTGCCGGCAGTTTCTTCCCTCTCCACGGCCCTGCGCGCCATCGCGCCTGACGTGGGCTCCCTCACGGTCATTTTGAAGATGGACAAGACGGGCCACTGGGTGTTCGGCGCGGACCAGACCGAGGTGGAGGATGGCTCCTTGTGGGCTGTCAATCCGTTCTCGTTCGTCCACGGCTTTATTGCGTGGGGCGCGGAAAGGACTCCGGCGGCGGGCACTGTTTTGGGCGAGAAAATGGTTGGCATCACGCAACCTTTGCCTGAAATGGGGCCTGCTCCGGAGAACAACGCGCGAGGGTGGGAGCCGCAGGTCGGATTCAGCCTCAAGTGCATCAGCGGGGAAGACGCTGGCGTGGAAGCGCGGTTTGCCGTGACCAGCGTCGGTGGTCGGCGTGCGGTGCAAGGGCTTGCGGTGGCCATCGCCATGCAAGTGGAGAAGGACCAGACCAAGCCCGTGCCGGTTGTGGCGCTTAAGAAAGACCACTACCAGCACAGCTCTTATGGGCGCATCTATGTGCCCGTGCTTGATGTGCAGCACTGGGTCGGCATGGACGGCGCGGCTGATGAAGCCACCGAGTCTGCCGAGGCGCCCGCCGCCGAGCCGGCACCGACTGGCCGTCGTCGTCGCGCGGCCTAACCAAGAGAGGGGGCCGGGGCCGAAAGGCTCCGGCTTTTTGCTATGAACGCTGACGACATGAACGTGCTTTTGCGGTTCATTCTTGAGTTTGTAGAAGAACGTGGGGGCGGCATGGAAGAACTGACCGCCATGAGTGCAGCTTTATTTGCCCACGCCGCTGTGCGTACTGACGATATGGAAAGGTTTACCTTTCTGTACGACGCGTCGCTTGCGGAGTGGGGAAAAGCTATTTCCCGCGAAAAAGTCCAGTGATTTGGATTGACTTCGAAACCCGCAGCGCCTGCGACCTCACGGTCGCGGGCGTTTACAACTACGCGCAGGACGCCAGCACAGAGGTGCTGTGCATGGCGTATGCGCATGACGATGAGGAGGTGCAAATTTGGCAACCGAGCCAAGAATTTCCAAAATCAGTTCGGCAGGCCGTGCTGGCCGGTGAGCGCGTCTACGCCCACAACGCGGCGTTCGAACGGCTGATCTGGACGTATGTCCTGTGGTCAGACCACAACGCGCCCGTGCCCAAGCTGGAGCAGTTCTACTGCACCGCCGCGCAGGCCCGCTCCAACTGCGCGCCTGGCTCGCTGGAGGACGTGGGGCGGTTTGCCGGCGCCAGTATGCGCAAGGATCACAAGGGCGCTGCGCTGGTGCGCAAGTGCTGCATCCCGCCGTTCAAGCACACGCCCCAAGACCTGGCCGACCTGTTCAACTACTGCGCGCAGGACGTGCGTGCGATGCGGGCCATCAGCAAGGCCCTGCGCCCGCTGTCTGCCGAGGAACTGGCCGACTACTGGGCAAACGAGCGCATCAACGACCGCGGCGTGCTGGTGGACGTAGACCTGGCCAAGGCCGCGCAGACCTACGCTGTGGAGGAACTCGACGCCATCCAGCAGGAGGTGCGCGAGGTGACGGACGGCGAGATCACATCGGTGCGCTCGCCCCGGATGCGCGAGTGGGTTTGGGGCCGGGTCGGCCCCGAGGCGCGCCGCTTGATGACGGTCCACAAAGACGGCGAAGAAAAGCAGTCCATTGACAAAACCGTCCGTGCCGCACTGCTGATCCTAGCCGAGGAAAACCCCGATGAAGTACCCCCTGACGCGGCGACTGTCATCCAGTGCGCAGACGACCTCTGGGCATCGTCGGTCGCCAAGTTCGTGCGTATGGCCGCGCTTGCGGATGTCGAAGATCACCGTGTGCGCGGCGCGTTCGTGTTCGCTGGCGGTGCTGCCACGGGGCGGGCGTGTGTAAGCGCCGCGACGCTGGTTGAAACAGAAACTGGCGCGGTGCCAATTTCCGCGTTGCGGCTCGACGAGAAAGTTTTGACCCACACGGGAAAGTTCTGTAAAATTTCCCGTGTGATCTATAAAGGCCGGCAGATCATGTATCGCCTAAGCACCGTGTCTGGTGGTTGGGTTGAGTGTACGGAACAACATTTGTTGTTGACGGCTGAAGGATGGAAAAGTGTCAAAGAGCTTGTCTGCGATCCGCGATCCGGTAGTCCGAGAGGAAGTGACGCGGCTGTTTACATCGCCGCCGTGGCCTACGATGGCACAAGTAGCAGCCATGACTGGGCAGACCCACGCCACGGTAGGTGTAATCGTGCGGGAGACAGTGCCGCCCGAACAACTGAAGATTCTGAAAGTCGCGAACTACTCCAAATCCAAGATGGGCGTGAAGAACCCCATGTTTGGTGTGAAGAAACAAGTAGATGCGATTCTGCGTTCGGGCTATCGGTATCTGTGGGTCGGCAAGCCCGAGGAATACGCGCCGGAGCATCGTTTAGTGTTGATGCAGGCGCTTGGGCTGATGACCTGGCCAGAGAGATGGGAGATTCACCACATAGATGGCGACAAGTTGAACAACTCGCTCGACAACTTGGCGATTGTGACGAAGGTTGGGCATCAAAAGTTGCACTCTCAGAAATTCGAGAAGTTGTATGTGTGGGAGAAAAGGGAGTTTGGGACATCACAGTTGAAGGAGATGCTAGCTACGTTGCCCAAGGCTTGATTCACCACAATAGTTCTTACGGGCTTCAGGTCCACAATTTCGCCCGCAAGGTCGCCAAAGATCCACAGGCCGCGCGCCATGCGATGTGCCGTGGACATCAGATCGTGCCTGCGTTCGGCAAGCGCGTCACCGACGTCCTGAAGGGGATGCTGCGGCCTGCGCTGATCCCGACAGCGGGTAAACAGTTCGTCGTCGCTGACTGGTCGGCCATCGAAGGCCGCGTGAACCCGTGGCTGGCCGCAACGCCTGCGGGCGACACCAAGCTGGAGGCGTTCCGCCGTGGGCTGGACGCCTACATCGTCAACGCGGCCGCGACGTTCAACACTTCGTACGACGCCATCCTGGCCGGCTACGAGGCCGAGGACGCTGTGTCCACCGGGCAGCGCCAGATCGGCAAGGTGCAAGAGCTCGCCTGCGGGTTCGGGGGCGGCGTGGGTGCGTTCGCCGCGATGGGGCGCGTGTACAACGTGAACCTGCCCGAGCATGAGGCCAAGCGAATGGTGGGCGCCTGGCGCAAGGCCAACCCGTGGGCGCCGCTGTTCTGGAGCGACCTTGAGCGGGCCTACATGGGTGCCATGCGGCGCAAGAGTCAGGCGGTGCCGGCAGGGCGAGTGTCCTACCTGTTTGATGGGGCTCACCTCTGGTACGCGCTGCCATCTGGGCGCATACTCTGCTACCCCCACGCGCGACTCGACTCGGATGGCATCAGCTACGCCAAAGCCTCATGGAAACCCGCCGCTGACGCCAAGGAGTGGCCTCGCGCGCGCCTGTGGCCGGGTCTGGCATGCGAGAACGTCACGCAAGCCGCGGCGCATGACATCTTGCGCCATGCGCTGCGTGAACTTGAGCGCGAGGGCGAGGATGTGGTCTTGCACGTCCACGACGAAATCGTCTGCGAGACGAGCGACCCTGCGCGAACAACCGAACTGATGAAGCGGGTGATGACCAACCCGCCAGCATGGGCGGCGGGGCTACCGCTGGGCATCGGCATCAAAACAATGGAGAGATACGGCAAATGACATCACAAGAATTCATCGAGTACCTCGCCGCGCTCGCGCCTGCTGGCGAGACGGCACTGATCGTGCGGCAGACGCCGCGCCTGGTGAACGGGGAGATGCAGTTTCACGCCAACGGCGCTATCAAGGCGTCTTGGCCGGCATACCTGCCCACGCGGCGGATCAAGGAGGGTGAGGCGTGGTTCGGCAACACCGCCTCGTTCATCATCGACCGCTTCATTGAGGGCAAGCCCAGCGCAGGCGCGGCCAACTGCGAGTTTGTGCTGGTGATGATGTTGGATGACGTCGGCACCAAGAGCAAGACGCCCCCGCTGGCCCCGACGTGGATCATGGAGACCAGCGCCGGGAATTTCCAGTGGGGCTACGTCTTCAGTGACCAACCCACCAAGCTGGAGTTTGCTTGCGCCATCAACGCCATCGCCGCTGCGGGCTACACCGACGCGGGCGCTTGCAACCCGGTCAGAAATTTCCGACTGCCCGGCAGCGTCAACTTCAAGCCGGGCAAGGATTCGTTCGCCTCGCGCCTGGTGGAGTTCACGCCCGGGCGCGAGTACACGCTGGCCGAGATCTGCGCCGGCTTGGGCGTCACGCCCGAGGTGGTGGAGTCGCTCGGCCCGCGCCCGGTGCGCCTGTCCGATGACGGGGCTGATGACGTGGCGACATGGCTATCCGAGCAGGGGCTGGTGCTTAGTAGGCCGAACACCGAGGGCTGGATGGGGGTTGTCTGCCCCAACGCTGAGGCCCACACGGACGGCAACCCTGAGGGCCGTTACCTGCCCAGCGGGCGGGCGTTCTGCTGTCTGCACTCGCACTGCATTGATCTGGACAGCGCTTGGTTCTTGGAGTGGGTGGCCGAGCGGGGTGGGCCGAAACACACGCCTGGCCTGCGGGATGAGTTGCTGCAGCAAGCCATGCTGCAGACCATCGGGCGGCTGACCCCCACGCCTGAACTGGCCGGCGCCGTGGCCGAGGTCATGGCCGAGGTGGACAGGGCCGAGGCCGCGCGGACCGACAAGGCCGACTGGTGGCACCGTTTCGCGTACGTCGTGTCAGATGATGCTTACTTTGATATGCGAGAGAGACGCCAGTTCACGCGGACGAACTTCAATGCGCTGTTCCGGCACGTTAGTTGCAGGTCGATCCACGGCAAGAACCCCAAGATCGAAGCGTCGATCTGCTTCGACGAGCACCGGCAGACCAAGGGCGGGCGCGTGTTGGACGGAATCGCTTACAGCGCCGGGGATGACGTGCTGGTGGCCCGTGCGGGCGGGGTGTACGGCAACAAGTGGCGCGACGGGCGCCCGGCGGCCACTGGCGGCGCCTCGGACGCCGCGGTGCGCCCGTGGCTTGAGCACGCCGAGCGGATGATCCCGGATCCCGCCGAGCGTGAGCATGTCCTGAACATCATGGCGTTCAAAGTCCAGCATCCCAGCATCAAGATCAATCACGGCGTGCTGCACGCTGGCCGGCCTGGCAGTGGCAAGGATTCGCTTTGGGCGCCGTTCCTGTGGGCGGTAGGCGGCGAGGGGAAGACGAACGTTGCGACCGTCAGAAACGAGGAGATCAATAGTCAATGGGGCTACGCTTTTGAGAGTGAAGTGCTGGTGCTCAACGAGCTGCGCCAGCCCGAGGCGTCCGACCGCCGCGCGCTGGAAAACCGCCTGAAGCCTCTGCTGGCCGCGCCGCCCGAGTTGATCTCGATCCAGCGTAAGGGGCTGCACCCGTACGATGCGGCCAACCGGCTGCTGGTGCTGGCGTTTTCGAACGAGCGTGCCGCGATAAGTCTGCCGTCAGATGACCGCCGTTGGTTCGTCCTGTGGTCCGAGGCCGAGATCATGCCCCCCGACGTTGCGGCGCGCCTGTGGGCGTGGTACGCGGGCGGTGGCCTGGCGAGCGTGGCGGCCTGGCTCCACGCCCGTGACGTCAGCACATTCCAGCCTGGCGCCGCGCCGCCCATGACGGAGGCAAAGGCCATCATGCTGCAGGCGGGCCTTAGCGGGTCCGAAGCGTGGCTGGTGGAGCAGATGACGCATCGCATTGGCATGTTCGCCCGTGGCGTGGTCGGTGGCCCGTGGCAGGGGTTTCTGGAGGGTCTGCAGGCCCGCGCGCCGGCCCATATCAAGCTGGTGGTCCCTGCCCTACTGCATGCGTTCCGCGAGGCCGGTTGGGAAGATATGGGGCGGGTCTATTCGGTCGAACACCCGACGAAGAAGCACGTGTTCCGCGCGCCTGATTGGACGGGAAGCAAATCGGAGGCCCGCCGTTTGGTGGATCTGCCCGAGCCCAGCGCGGCCGACATCATCGCGCGGGTCAAGGGGTAAAAGAAAAGCCCGCCGGGCTTGTGGCCTGGCGGGCTGAAGGATCAGGAGAAAGTTGGCAGGCCCGACTATAGATCAAGGATGACTATCAGTCCAGCGGCCAGCAAAAGGGCCAAGCCGGCCCAGATCATCGCCGCCCCTGCGGGCCGTAGGAGCGGGTATCGTCAGATACTGGGGTCAGTTCGTACAGAACATCCTCCAGCGTGACGCAGGGGCCGTCTGCGGGCGCGTCGTCCTCTCGCAGCACCACGGGCGTATCCGGGTCCATGCGCGAGAGATACGCGATCAGTTCAGCTACTGTGGGGGTGTCGTGGCGGATCATTCTTCATCCTCCGCGTCATATGCGGCCAAGTGTTCAATGATGGCGTCGTCGGTATATTGGAACGATTCGTCCAGCCCGAAGTAGGGTACGACAAACTCCCAGAATCGCTCGCGGTCTTCGGATGGCAGTTCGTCCGGGTACAGTTCCCGGCGTTCGTCGGCTAGTTCTGATGGAGTCAAGGGCCGGTCAGGATCAAGGCAGGGGATGTAAGGCATGGTCAGCCCACCCATGCGTCGACAAACTCACACGCATCTTGGTCGGACAGGTGGCGCAGGTCGGCCGCTTGGAAGGGGCTGGATTGCCAGTCTCCGCTTACCTCGGGGTAGCGATACCACACAATGCACCCGGCATGCGCCGGATCGAATGACAGTTCTATCGTGTCGTCGTGCGCGCCTACGATGGCGCTAATGGTTTCCAATTCCATAGCGTGTGATCCTTTCAAAATGGCGCCGCTGGCGCGTTGACGGGATAGGGCACTGGCGCGCGCAGGGGCTTAGGGTCGGGTGCGTGGCCGGGGGCCGGTAGCGTGGCGGGGAACGGCCACGGGTGGGGGCGTGGGGGCGCGCCGTGGTGCATTGGGTTGGATTGGCTCATGCTGGCACCCCCGCACGAAGCGCGCGCATGCGATCGGCGACAGCTTTTCGGGCCGCTAGGCTTGCGGCAGTGCGATAAGGCGGCAGAACCCGCAGCAAGCCTATGGGATGGTCCACGGGCGCTGCAATGTCACCCGATGGCACGGACAGCATATCGCGCCAAAGTTGGAAGGTCTGGCACTGGACGCGGTAAACGATGGTGTAGGCGCTCATTCTTCGCTCCAAGGGTGCACCGGCACAAAAACGTGTCCGCCGTTGTTCGGCAGGGCCGCACCCAAGTACTTGTACGGCCACTTGAACTTGTCCGCGAGTGCTTGCGCTGCAGCGCGGTGCACAGCCTGCCCCGACAGTTCGTGCGGATAGCCAATGGTGACGGACCCGGTTTCCGCCGTGGCCTTGATGCGCGCGCCCTTGGTGTCAGTGGAGGGCAGATACTTAGTGACGATAGCCTGCATGGTGTACCTCAGTAGATTGGATTGGACTGTGTGATGCTGGCGCATCCCATAGGCGCCCGTTGGGGGCGCCTAGGCGGATGGGTCAAGCGGGGAAAATCTTGTATCCGTTCGGCATGCGCAACATGCCGTGACGATGCCGAAAACGAGCTATGGCGTCGCGCTTGCTGAAGCCATACGCTGGCATGCAATGGGCCCATTCGGGGATGTAAACGCGGAAATGGCGCATGTAGTCTCTCCTGATGTGTGATGGGGTTAGATGAAAGCAGCGAGCAAAAGCCCGAGAGCTGCGCCGTAGGCGCATGCGAAGATGACGTCGCGGGTGCGGGTGCGCATGGTGTCAGGCCCCTATCAGCGCATGTTGATGTATCCGGGCATGCCGACGGCGCGTGCGAACAGCACGGCATCGTGCCGGTTCTGCAGATGCTGAATCAGATACTTGGCACGCTGGACGGCCATGTCACTGTCGGCCAGCGCGCGATAGTAGGCATCCGCGTCGTAGCTGGTGCCTATGAGGCGCGCATGCGCGCCGATAACGGACTTAAAGGGCTTGGCCATGCGAAGGATTGCTTTGGGGGACATGGTGTATTGCTCCGGGTTGATGGGCGGGGATCGCTCCCCGCCGGGTTGACGTTAGGCGATCCAGTCAGGGGAAGACACCAAACGGTAAGCAAGGGCAATGGACAACAGCTCGCGTTTTTGGGTGTCGCGCATGGCCGCGCGGTAAAGCGCGCTGATGGCGCGCGCAGCGTAGTCGGCGCCAAGTACGGGCAGCCGGGCAAGAGCCGTATTGACTTCACGCTGTTGGAACTTGGTGAGTGTGAGGCAATTTGTGGTCATGTTAGGTCACCTAGGTTACGCGCGGGAATCGCGCGACAGGTGTTAATGTACGGGAATGTTGTTCACCTAGTAAAGTGTAGGGGCTTTGCCAATCGTATGATGATTGCCAGGGAATGGCGTTACCTAACTTGACCGCAGGGGATTAGGCGATGCGACACCGTCATTTTAGTCTGCGCGCTAGACCATGATCTAGGCGCGGTTGCGCGACTCATCTTCTAGGGGGTTATGCTAGTTAGGTCATTAGATGATTGACTGTCAATCAAAAGAAGATATATAAGTATATAAGCATATACTGATATATGGGCATGGCGGCGCACGCGTCCGGCGCGGCTTCGATATGCTATGCCCAGAGCGCCTACCATGACCTATACCCTCAAGGCCACGTTCGCGCAGCTTCGCACCCGTCAGGCAGTCTAGGCGCATGGCATGGCACGGCATAGGTCGCCTATCGCCAAGATGCCATGCTGCCCCGGGCAGCGACCTCGATAGGCATGACCTAATGACCTAGCAGACTGCAGACGGCGTGCGGCCCAGGCGCCAGACGGCGTGCGGCCAGGCGCCAGAGAGGGGGGAGGGGAGGGACCGGCGACCTGAGCGGTCAAAAACGAAGGGCTTAGAAACGGTTTTATTTTTTTATTTTTTGGGGTCACAAGCAAAAATTATTTTTGCAAACACAAACGGAAAAGGCTTACGCTATACTCAGACCGCCATGTTCAAGTCGCTCCCGCTGACCATCCGCGAAGTCAAGGCCACGGAGGCCGTGCTGAACCGCGTGTATGACGCGGCGAAACGGGGGTTGAAGGGCGACAACCTGGCGTTAGCGGCAGGGTTGTTGCCAAGTGAGTACCGGCGCTTGCGCGAACTGGACCCGATTGCGGAGTTGGCCGAGCAGAAAGGCCGCGCGGATAGCGAACTTGCCATGTCCGCGGTGGTGCATGAGGCGGCGATGAACGGCGACTACAAAGCGGCGCTGGCGATCTTGCAGAACGTCCACGGTTGGGTGGCCAAGCAGCAGGTACAGATCGACGTGGCGCAGCAGATCAGCATCACGGCAGCACTTGAGCAAGCGCAGTCGCGGGTGTTGGAACTTGTACATGAGGTGACGGATGCAAGAGCCCCGGTTTTCGGCGGACCAAGAGCAAGGCTTGATGGCCAGGCTCTGGAGTCCGGCGATAGCGAACGACCCTGAGAAGTTTGTCCTGTTCGCGTTCCCGTGGGGCGAGAACGGCACGCCGCTGGCCAAGCACAAGGGACCGCGCGCGTGGCAGCGTCAGGTGCTGCGCGACATCCGCGACCACATCGCCAAGAACCAAACGATAGACGCCTACCAAGTGCTGCGCATGGCCACGGCGTCCGGGCGGGGCATCGGCAAGTCGGCGCTGGTGAGTTGGTTGGTGGTGTGGATGCTGACCACGCGCATCGGCGCCAGCGTCATCGTGTCGGCCAACAGCGAGGCGCAGCTCCGCAGCATCACATGGGCCGAGATCACGAAATGGCTGGCGATGTTGATCAACAGCCACTGGTGGGAGATCAGCGCCACACGTATTACGCCGGCCAAGTGGTTGAGCGAGATCGTTGAGCGCGATCTGCGCAAGGGCACGCGGTACTGGGGCGCGGAGGGGCGGCTATGGTCGGAGGAGAACCCCGACGCCTACGCCGGCCTGCACAACTCAGACGGCGTGCTGCTGATCTTCGACGAAGCCAGCGGCATACCGGACACGATCTGGGACGTGGCGCAGGGCTTCTTCACGGAGAACACGCCGCACCGGTTCTGGCTGGCGTTCAGCAACCCGCGGCGCAACCAAGGGTACTTCTACGAGTGCTTCAACGCCAAGCGGGCGTTCTGGAACACGCGGCAGATTGACGCGCGCACGGTCGAGGACACGGACAAGAGCGTCTACGAGCAGATCATCGAAGAGTACGGCGAGGACAGCCCGCAGGCCCGCATCGAGGTCTACGGCGAGTTCCCGTCAACGGGCGACGAGCAGTTCATCGCGCCAAGGCTGGTTGATGAGGCGTTCAAGCGAGCCAAGTACAAAGACCCCGGAGCACCCATCGTGATCGGCGTGGACCCGGCGCGCAGCGGGTCGGACTCCACCGTCATCGTGGTCAGGCAAGGCCGCGACCTGGTGGAGATCCGGCGCTACCGCGGCGACGACACCATGACGGTGGTGGGGCACGTCATTGAGGCGATTGAGGACTTCAAGCCTACGCTGGTGGTGCTGGACGAGGGCGGGCTGGGGTACGGCATCCTTGACAGGCTGAACGAGCAGCGTTATAAGGTGCGCGGCGTCAATTTTGGCTGGAAAGCCAAGAATCAGGTCATGTGGGGCAACAAACGGGCCGAAATGTGGGGTGCGATGCGCGACTGGTTGCGCACCGCGGCCATCAAAGAGGACCGGCAACTGAAA